TACAACTTATTCCATTTAAAATAACTTGGAAGTTTTAATTATGAAATTGGATTTAGATTTCTTGCTTTTGTGTGTATATGCTCAAGATAAGAAAATTCTCAAATTAGCGTTTTTCTCCCCAAATTCCGAAAATATCCAAAAATTACGCAAAAATTAAGTTATTTTTCAGATTTAAGAATAATTTAAGCAAATTTTAAAGGTTTTGGCTGAAATCCTTGCATAAAAGAAGAAAAAAAGCTGATAATTTAAACGCATTCATTAAAATTATTTAAACTATCAGCAATTTTTTTTAGTTAGCAACCGAACAATAAAAATAGTATAAATATTATCGTAATCGTTGCAGGATTTAAAGGTGCTTTATTAAAATTGTTAAAAATAATTGTTCATTGGCTTTCTGTTTTAGTTAGTAATTAATTGAATTGTTTTTATATTGCTAGAAATCTCCATCATAGCAGTAAATTTCGCGATAACCATCATAAATTGTGTTGTCTTCTCGACACACGTCTTCCCTATCTTCTAAATAACAAGAACAATCTTCGCATAACCATTCTTGTTCTACTTCGCTATAACTTCCATAGTCTTCGGGCTGGTGTTCTTCACAACATTCGCAAAAATTTCCGTTTCCTTCTGTGTAATATCCGTCTGTAGTATCTAGAATATAGTCTGCAGAATCTTCTTCATCTGAAAATTTAATATTAGTTGTAAGTTCTTTACCATATTTGAAAGTATCGCCATAAGGATAATTGTCTAGTTGTCGGAATGTGTCGGTGTCTATTTGGATTGAAAAACTTGGGGCGTTATCTCCTACTCGTTTGGCTTTGCTTGTCTTAGTTTCAATATGTTGATTAATATGGTATGAACTATAACAATCAAGGGTTTTAATCCTTAACATTCGTTTTACTAATGAGTGCAATTTTAATTGTATTTCTTCCTCGTTTGAGTTTTTAAAGGCGTTGCCAATATAAATTCTATCAAGAAAATATTGCGTTTGCTCTACTCTCTCGCTGCAATTAGGAGTGTCTTCACAAACTACAAATTTTTCAGTTGTCTTCGTCCATAACATAGCCCTAGCCACAACCGATTGCCCAACTTTCAATCCTACTATTTGAGTTGTTACATTCTTAAAATTTTTGTATATCTCAAAATAGTTTGAGGGCTTACCCTCCATACAAGAACCATTATTATTGTAAATAAATTCTTTGTTCTCTCTGGAGTAGAATCCAGCAACATCATCAGTTAAAAATAAATCTGCATTTGCTGTGAAGTCTTTTCTAAATTGTCGGTCAATGTCGGTACCGATTTGTTCAATGCTACAGTTAGAGTTTTCGCCCACAAACATTGAAGAAAGTAATTTTTTAATTGAGGTGTTGACAAAATATTTTTTTCGTTGTTCTTCCGTTCCTTTAATTTTTAAACCTGTGTATTCAAGTAAAGAATCTATTTTCTCCTGTTTGATGTAAGACACTTGCAAAGGGTTGGATTTGCTTCTTTGTATGTACTTAAATGAATTGAAGTCTTTTGATTTATCAGCGTAAATACTTAGGTACTCAATCGCTTTTAATGTGGTGTTTTTGGTTTTCATAATTAGTATTTAATAGATTAATAAAGTGAAATTCTTTTATTTGTTTTTAAGTCAAATTTGAAAAAGTAAAAAGTAATGTATTCTTTGTTACTATATTCTTTTTTTAATTCTTCAGGTATTGTAAAGACTGCATTATCTTCATAAGTTGGTTTTGTGTTTCCTAAAAAGTCTAAAGCAGCACCAAAAGTTGAGAATCTATCTTTAAATTTCTCGCTAAATTCTTGTAATTTGTCATATACTTCATCTTCTGTATTATGCATTGAAATGTAAGTATTTAAATTATCTTTTAATATGTATTTTGTTTTCATAGTTAGTATATTAAATTTAAAATTATTGTTACAAAGGCTGCTGCAATCAATAAAGCAACTGCCGAACCTATCGCAAAAGTAATGCCTTGTATTATTATATCTTCAAAACTTTTATTATTGGCAAAAATTGTCTTTTTCTTTTCGTTGTGATAGGTGCAAGAAACTGCATAATCTCTCATATTATTGACTTTAAAAAAGTTTTGAAGTTCTTTATAGTTAAAGACTTGTTTCGCTCTTGTAGTTCTGTTAATTACTTGATACATTTTTTTATTGGGTTTTAGTTATTAGTATTAAAATTTGTTTTGTAATTCGTTTAAATATCTGCAATCTATTAAGATTTTCTTCAATTCGTTTTCAAATTGACTATTAAGGTAAAAGTCTAAAGTCATAAAAGTTCTTTTGCTATCGTCATACATTTGATAAATTTCCTCTTGCATTAAAAAGAAACTAGCTTTTTTTAGTTCTCTTTTGATATTGTTTTTAAGGGCTTTGTTTTCGTTCCAGTTCATATTGAGCATAGTATATTTATTTATTAGTTAGTTTATTTATTGCCTTGTTGAAGCCTTTTTCATTTTTATATTCAAACAATAAGTAGTAATCGCTTGCAGTATATTCACTTCTCCAATATTCTATTTTTTCGCTTACTCTGTTGTATCTAGTGTAAAAATTAGTGTTATTTACTTTAACTCTAATTTCTTGATAGTTTTGTTTTGTTGTTTTCATACTGCAAAGGTAAACGAATAAACCGAACCACCAAAAGAATTACAACAAATATATAATTAATTTGCAAATTGTTAATAACTTTTTAGGTGCTTAACCTAGTGAATTAAGCCTAATGCAATAGAAATAATTTTGAATGTACTTATACTTTAATTGGTATAAAGTTGCTTAAATAGGCTTAAAATGGCTTAAATGTAGGAATTTAACATAATAAAAAAAAGATTAAAAAAAGTTTATTTTTTTATGCTTTTATTCAAAAATTTTGATATAGAAATTATTTTGTCCTATAATAAATATTATGTTAAATTATAAAAGTACTATGCACGCACAGGAAATTTGAAAAAATTCCATTTTTTTGGCACCACAATCCTATAGATACAGGCCGAGCAGTTTCAACGGACTTGGCAGTTTCAACAGGTTTGGCAGTTTCAACAGATTAAAAAAAAATATTTATGAAAAAAAAATTTAGAAAAATAAAAAAAATAAAAAAGTTTTTAAAAATAAAATAAAATAAAAAGTTCTTGTTTCTTCATCAATTTAAAAGACAAGGAATACCATTACAATGTGAGTGTCAGGTATATACACTAGTCTATTAATAGAGAATACATTACAGGTGCATTGTTATGTAATGGTAGTGAGCTGAATAAGAATCTCAATCAGACTGTAGGTATTACTTTAGATAGGTCTTTAATCTTAGTATCTTATTGATAATTGATTGACTTACCTTATACTGAACAGCCAACTGATGCTGAGTGTAAAGTCCTTTAGCATACTCTAATCTGATAAGCTCTGCTTCCTCTAATGTAAACTTCCTTTTAGCATATCCACCACCTCTCCTATCCTTCCTGTCGTATAAATTTACACTCATATTGTTTTATTGAAGTAGGCGTCTATAACCTCTAATGATTCATCTAACCCTTTGGTAACTCTAGCACAATACCCTTGCTCGTTTAGGTATGCTACCCATTCTTTCTGTTCTTTAGTTGGGTAGGATTTCTTATCCTTTTTTATTTCAAGGAACAATCCATGATACACCCCCCCCCTATGCATACCCCCCTCCCCCTCTACTCCTCTCTCCATAGGGAAACAGATTTGCAGGTCAGGGAATCCTTTTACATATCCTGTAGCCTTAGCCTTTACAGCTTGTTTAAATGATGTTCTGATACCTCCTAAGGAAGCACAGTACATTACCTTAGGGTACTTAAGCTTTAGGTACTTGACTACGCTTTTTTGTACTTCTTCTTCTTGGTTTCTCAACTTTTCTTTTGTTAAATGTTTCCTTAATTTCTTTTCTAATATACATCATCTTATTGTATACCTTAACTTCTAACTCTCCAACATCTAATCCTAGTTCAATGATTTCTTCCTGAGCTTCTCTTAGTCTTAGGTTGAGGTAGATGCAATAGAACAGAACAACTACGAATAGTATAATTTCCATATTGTTTATTTAATAATTAGTATTTCCATATTGACCTTCAACATAGATACTCTTGAACATAATGTCCATTTCTTTATTGCCTGATTTAAGTTGTCTTAAAATCTTAGCATTAACTTCCTTGTCTTTTCTTATCATATCAACATCACTCGTTAAAGCAAATGTATCAATTATTTTATACTTATAGTGCCTCACAGAACCTTTCTTTCTGTAACCATACTCTATGATAACCCTATAGATAGGGCTAGACAACCTCTTTAATTTTCTCTAACTCAAATTCTAAATGAGCTATTGCTTTGGTAATGCACTCGTTAGGCTTTGAGTGTTTCTTTTCTGCTCTTAGTAAATAGGTAACAGCAGTTCCAATGTTGTATGATAAATCAAATCCTGATACAACCTTCCTTGCTTCATATCCATTAGTTCCTATGTAGTAATGTGGTATTCTATTGTCTTTCATTTAGTCTATCATTTTCTAGTCCTCCTGTTCGTGTAACAACTCTATCTCTTTTGTCCATCTGCTCCATCCTCCAAAGAATCTTTTCATTATTTCTGCTTCTTATTCTGCCTTCTATAAAGCTCATAAATATAATTATAAGAATTATAAAAGCAACTAAAAATATTATCATTTTAAATATCATCATCTTGTTAAGATTTTTAATAATTGGCTTGAAGTATATATTCTATCATCTCCATCATAATTTTCATATATCATTGTAAAGTTATCATCTTTCCAAGTCCATAAAGACTTGACATTCTTTTTGATATTATCTTTCAATATCCATTTGATTGTTTTGTATGTTCTTTTTTCTTCCA